AACCGTTTTTCAAAACGGAGGCCGGACAATGATTAACGCAAGCGTGGCTGGTAAATCGTTCAGCTACCAAGTCACCGCCGGGATCACGCCCGTTGAGGTGGCGAAAGCAGCTCTGGACGGTTGGCGTTTGATCCAAGGCAAGAACGACGCCGAGGTGACCGCAATCTTTACAGGCGATCAGAGCCTCGTTACTTACCCACGGTTCAAGGAAACCACCTACTAAAATGGACATAGTCGGCAAAGTGATTTCGAGCTGGTCGCGCATGGTTAATGCCGCCCGGCACGATCCACGCAAACGCCGCTGGGTAGACGCCCAACTGGCCGACACAAAGCTGGACGTCAGCTCCGCATCCCGGCAATCGATCGCCGCACTATCCCGCTGGCTTTGTTACAATAGTGCTATCGTTCGGGGCGCAATCGACACGATGACGCGGAACGCAATCGGCGCCGGTATCAAATGCCAGGCACGCACAAAGGACGAGGGCTGGAACAAGGCGACCGAGGAGTGGTTGGCGATGTGGGAAGGCTCTTGTGACGTTCGCGGGATTCTTACTTACCAAGCGATGCAGCAAGTGGCAACCCGCACCATGCTACGGGATAATGAAATTTTCATACTTTTGACTGATAACGGTGACGGCTGGCCGATGTTGCAAATGGTGGAAGGGCACCGCTGCGAAACCCCATCCTACGTGAAGGACGACGCCAAGATTTTCGACGGCGTGAGGATGAATAAGTTTGGGCGGCCCTTGAGCTACTACATTCGCACCGGGATAAACGGCGACACGTTCACAGAAGTGCAGGCCGCCGATCTCATTCTGTTGGCAGAACGGGATAGGGCAGACGAAGTGCGGTCGCTGTCTAAGCTGGCATCCTGCATCAATCTGCTGCTGGATCGTGACGAGATTCTAGATTACGAGATGCTGGCCTGTAAGCGGGCAGGGCAGATCGGGATGGCTATCGAATCGACGACTAACTCTGGCCCTGGATTCTTTAACCCGACAGAAACTGATTCAACAAACCTAACGACAGACAACCTTTTCGGCGGCGGCGCCTTGGTCAACGTGCCGATGGGCAAGACGCTGCGGGAGATCAAAAACGATCGACCCAGCCAAAACTTGCAGCAACACATGGATCAGTACATCCGGGCAGTGGCGTCTGGGCTTGGCGTCCCCTACGCCTACATCTGGTCGCCTAACGAGCTGACCGGCCCGAGCCAGCGTTTCGTTCTTGCTCAGGCACAACGCCGATTTGATGAGATTTCCGACGCGGTGATCGAGCAGATGCTGAAACGGGTTCGCAAGTGGGCACTAGCAAAGGCAATTAAACGTGGCGATCTGACTCCGCCCAGGGGAATGGCGATGTGGTGGGAAGCGGTCTATCACACCCCAGCCCGCACTACGATTGACGCCGGCCGGGACAGCGCCGCCGATCGGGAAGATCTAAAAATGGGAATTAAGACTCTTGCCGATATTAGCGCAGAGCGCGGATCGGATTGGCAGGAGATCGTAAATCAGAAGATTGCCGAGCAAATCTACATCAAGCAAAAGGCACAGGAATCTGGGCTGACTATGGCAGACGTGCAGATCACTGGCGCACCCGCAGCTTCTGCTGAACCCGTGGCTGCCACGCCACCGGCCGCACCGTTGCCAGAGGATACCACCGTTCAGCCTCAACTTGACGAAGCGATTGAGCCAGTGCAGGCATCGGTTCCATCCACAGAAACCTTCACAATGCGTGACGAACCAGATTTTAACCTTACCCCAAAAGAGATGAACATGGTGGTGAAAGCGATCGGGATCGGGGCAAAGCCTAAAACAAAAAAGAGAAAGTAGTTGATTAAGCCTGCCGGGTAGGAGCAGGCTTAGAATATGACAGGCGTTGGAGGCTTTATCTATGTTTTGCTTGCTGTAGGTGCTTTCTTTTTGCTGGTACTGCTTCTGCTTTTGCCTGTGTTTGTTTTTCAAATATCAAATTCATCCTTACGCAGCGAGGCACTACTGAAAAAGGCCGTAGCAGAACTAGAAAAGATTAACGCCCACCTAACTCCTCCGCTTCCTCCGCAGGAGTAATTTGACACGCCATGCGCGGGCATGGCTCAAAAACTATTTAAGGGAATTTCCGTCATCACCGCTGGCCCTGCTTTGGGTCACGGGATGGTCATCGACGCAGACACTCTGGAACAAGTTGTCCGGGCTGGTAACGATCTGGGTCAGGTCAAGGTACTCTCTGACCACAGCTCTAGCGTTTCTAACATCATCGGATACCTAGAAAACTTTACCTTAGACGGCGGCCGCGTCCGCGCCGATCTTACCTTATTTGAGAGCCACGAGGGGTTTGCCTATTTCAGCGAACTAATTGGCACACTCCCTGGGCAGATCGGATTCTCCATTAGCTTTAGTGGCGTGCCCAGGATGGCAGAGGACGGCACCCAACTGGCTGACGTCAGCACGCTCTATTCTGTCGATCTCGTGACTACCCCCGCAGCCAATCCAACCGGCGTTTATTCTGCACGGGTTGACACACGCAAATCGCTTAATATGGACACAACCGTAAAAGAATCAGCGCCGGTTATTGAAGCCGCGCCCGAAGCACCGGCGGCCCCGGCGTTTAATGCCGAGCAGGCCATCGCCGCTCTCTCCGCCCGGATTGACGAACTCGTCGGCAAGTTTGCCGCCAAGTTTGAAGCCGTGGTCGAAGAAGCTCCCGCAGTAGCCGAAGCACCCGTGGCAGAAGAAGCGCCCGCTGTTGTGGAAGCTCCTGCACCTGAAGCCAGCGCTAATCTGGAATCTAACGACAAGATCGTCGCTCTCGAAACCAAACTGGCTCGCTTGACTGTCGAGCTGGAAGCCAGCAAAGGCACCCAGCCCGTAGAGATCAGCGAAGCCAAACCCCTTTCTCGTAATGAACTTCTCGCGAAGTTTAACGCAGAAAAAGATCCCCGTCGTGCGGCGGAGATTTTCAACCAAATCAAGCTCGCACGATAACTAAGAAAGAAGGATAGAACTATGGCAAATAGCCTCGCAACAACGAGCAACGGCAAAGTCGTAGCACAACGTGCTCTCGAATTGCTGGTTGAAAACTACTCATGGATCGCTTCCGGCGTTTCCGATTTCTCGGACGCTACCGCCCGCAAGGGTGACGCGATCATAACCCACACCGTCTCGATCCAGTCTGCCTCGGATTATTCCAGCACGGCTGGATACGTGGCTGGCGATGCAACTCAGACGGATGTCGCCGTGACCCTCTCAAATTTCAAACACGTCTCGTACGCTTTGAATGATGACGAGCGCACCAGCTCCTCGATCAACTTGGTCGAGCGCTTTGCAGCGCAAGCGGCCCACGCTCTTGGAAAGAGCATGGTTGATACCGTTCTCGCGTTGGTAACCAACAGCAACTACACCACGACCGCAACCATCGCGGCCGGTGCAGTGACCTTTGGTTCCATCGTCGACATCGCGGCTCAACTCAACAGCGCAAAGGCACCTATGGGTGGACGGTTCGCCGTTCTCAGCCCTACCAACTACGCCAATCTTTCCAAAGATTCCGTAGTGGTGGCGAATGCCCAGCGCTCCACCGACCTCGTCGGCGGCGCCAGCCTTGGTGAAATTCACGGCGTGAACGTATTTAACTACGCTTCGCTGCCTTCTGCGGTATCCAAAGGATTCATCGCCCAACAGGAAGCGATCATCGTGGCGGCTCGTCTGCCCGAGATTCCTAATGTTGAGTTCAGCGGCACTGTTGCCAACGTGACGGAAGCTAAGAGCGGTCTGTCGCTCCAGGTTCGCGAGTCGTACTCGCTCGTGACTGGCAGCGTGCAGCGCACCTATTGCCTCATCTACGGTGCGGCAAAGGGATCGGCCAGTTCGTTAGTTCGGATCGTGTAAGTTACAGAATCATCCGGGTTGCCCGGACGCATCGGGGGGTGCGTCCGGGCTTTCCCACTCAAAAAATATGAATAACCCCCTAGTGTCTCTTGCTTTAATCGTCGGCCCCAACGAAGGCGACATTCTTAAACGCCTCATTCAATCCGCCCGTGGCTTATGGGACGAGGTCGTCGTCGTGGCGGCAGTAGGCAAAAATGAGGCGCACAGTGTGCGTATTTGCGCTCAGGAGGCCGCTAGTGAGGCTTTAGTCTGGGGAGAATACCAGAACAGCCCAGAGCACAGGGACTGGCCTCATATCGATAATTTTGCCGCTGCCCGTAACCAAGCGTTTAACTTGGCCAAAGGCAAGTACGTCATCTGGGCAGATTGCGATGACTTGTTTGACGGCGACCAAGCCAAGATCCACCGGCACGTTATTGAGGAACGCGACAAGGCCGAGAAAGGCTGGGACATCCTAGTCACCCGGTACGACGTCCAAAACAGCGGCATGCGCCACAATCGCCGAGAACGGATCTTCCGCCGGCAGGCCGACGGATTCCTGCCAGCCATCTGGGAGCGAGCAATCCACGAACGGGTGAAGCCAATCCCAAATACGGAAGTCGGACTGGCCGACGGCCTAGTCATCGTGCACGCACCGAACAACTGCAAGAAGAACTCCAGCGATAGGAACAAGCGAATCCTGAACAGCGTCTTAGAAGGTGCCGGGATGAACTGGTACTATATTGGGATGGAGTCGTTTCTGCGAAACGATTACCAGACTGCCATTGGCCCTGTGCTTCTTGCTTTAGAACATCAAGACGTAGGGATCACAGAACGGTACCAGCTTTTGTGCATGGCAGGCATAATGTGTGCCGACCCAGCAAAACGCAGAAAATATCTGGGTGAGGCAGTAATGATTCAGCCCACACGCCGCGAGGCTTACGGCCACTACGCGACGCAACTGATGGATGACGGCAACTATCACGAGGCAGTGCGACTGCTTCAGATGATTATGACGCTTACGCCACCGGCCGGAGTCATCTGGAATCTGGACGCCAAGTGGTACGGCCACATGCCAAATTTCTTGCTGGAACAATCGCTCCGGGTAGTCGGCCAAACAGCCGACGCAGATCGATGCCTTAAGGAAGCGTTCCGCGCCTCCTGGGGACAGATTACCATTATCTACCAAGGCGAGCTGGCAGACGTAGTGCGAACATCAAAGCTGATGATGGACACATCCGATCAGCCCGCTGGCTTACAGCATCTATTCATCACTAACCCTGGCGAAGATAAGTTCGGCAAGCGCCTAAACATTTGCACGAGCGTAGAGGATGCGATCAGCAAAACCTTGGGCAGGATCTTACTTTTTGTTAAATGCGGCAAAGAGGTGGTCGTCCCGGCGTTGCGTTGGGACATGGATCTTTTGGCACAGGGCACACTGCCAGCCGGGGCCACACGCCTGCCCGATCCTGTCGATCAAACGGGGAACGTCATCGTCGGTCTAACCACTACGCCCAACCGCATCGGCAAGATTCTGCCCACGATCCAGAGCCTACTGTCGCAATCGCGCCCAGCGGATCAGATCATTCTGTCTGTGCCTGAGAAGCTGGCACGCACAGGCGAACGGTTTGGGGATATTCCTAAAGAGCTACAGGCGCTGGCCGATGATGGTAAATTAGAAATTCACCGCACTAAGGACTACGGCCCAGCGACAAAGTTTATCGGCCCGCTGGAAGTGGGCGGGGATCCTGACGACAAGATTTGCTGGCTGGATGACGACATCCTTTACAGCCCACTGCTTTTGCAGACCCTCGCCGAAGAATTAGATACCAGACCAAAAACGGCGTTAGGCGTCTGCGGATTTTTTATGACAGGCAGCACTGGTTACGCCATCGCCCCCGATCACGGCGGCCATGCCGAGATTCTGGAAGGATTCGGCGGCGTGATGTGTCGGCGTTCAGACATGCCGAAGGCCGATCTGTGGCCAGCCATTCCCGCTAGTGAGTTCGCCGGCCTAAGTCCCGTGGCTCGTGCCAAGTTTCTTGCCGACGATTACATGATGAGCACGGAACTTCGGAAGGCTGGGACAGCCACGCTAGTCTGCAACACTCCTGAACTAAATCGTGGTAACTCTCTAAAGATTCGGCCGGAAGGATTGGGCGCCGACGCCTTACAAAACAACAAAGGCACGGGCGGCAATCTGGCGGCCTACGCCTTGCTTAAGGCAAATGGATAAGACGCTCACGTTATCGGGCTACAATCGGCCCACATACTTTGCCCAGGTATTAAAGGCGTTGGCGTGGTGCGACGGCGTGGGCGAGTACGAGATCACCGCCATACTAGATCCGTCGGACAAGACGGCAGAGCTTTCCGAAATTGCCAAGGGGCACGGCATCGGCGTGCACATTCCAGATCATCACATGGGCTGCGGATCTGCCATCCAGTACGCGATGACGTATGGGTTTAAAAAATCGGATTACCACATTCACTTGGAGGACGACACTGTGCCCAGCCCCGATTGCCTGCGTTGGTTCGAGTGGGCAGGGCAGAACGCTGGCCCAAAAGTGCTCACGGTATCTGGCTACAATCAACACGGCGGCGATGCTGATAACGACGCCAGCGGATTTAGAAACTGGTTCACGCCTTGGGGCTGGGCAACTTGGCGAGATCGATTTGAAAGACATCTCGTTCCCGCCTGGGATTGCAACTTCTGGGACGGATCGGTTCAGCGGGTGCGAGAACGGACGGGGATGGGCGAACTATTCCCGCACGTCAGTCGGATTCAAAACATCGGGGCAGAGGGCGGAACGTTTTGTCCGGGGCCGGACTTTCACAAGGAACATCAACACGCCACCCGCGTGGCCACTGCCAAAGAAACAAAGTGGAAAAACTACAACACCTAAACATTGGCGGAGAGGACTGGTTCAGCTTCCCCGATCTTTACCGGCGCCTTGTGGCCGATTGCCCGATGGATGGAAAGATCGTGGAGGTGGGAAGCTGGAAGGGGAAGTCTACCGCGTTTCTGCTGGTCGAGGCTTGGAACAAATCGCCCAGGATCGAGATCTACGCTGTCGATACTTGGCTGGGTAGCGCGGAACACGCGGGCGAGGAGTGCATTAAGAACGGCACGCTGTATGAGGAGTTTCTGGCAAACGTAAAGCCAGTATCCCGCCAGCTCGTGCCCTTGCGGATGACGAGTCTCAAGGGCGCCAACTTCTTTCCCGATCAGTGTCTGGATTCTGTTTTTATCGATGCCGCTCACGACTACGAGAACGTAAAAACGGATATTGCTGCTTGGCTGCCCAAGGTAAAAAAAGGCGGGGTGATTGCCGGGCACGACTACATGTGCGGGTGGCCAGGGGTAGATCGAGCCGTGGCAGAAGCGTTTAACTCTGTTGATTTTCAGCATAACTGCTGGGTGAAAGTTTTGACATAAGGCCAACGACGTGACCGAAATTCAAACCCTAATGACCACAGGGGTGGCCGATATGATTGCGGCTATGCCGACAACTGCCACCATCTCTGGCCTCGTCGTCCGTGGCGTCTACACACCCAGCGAACAAACGGCAGAGCTGGGCATGGGGGGATTTGTAAATCCACAGAATGCGGAGTTTGTTTGCCTGACGGCCGCCGTCAGCCTGCCCGCACTAATGACGATCGTGACGGTGGGCGGATCACCCAAAAGACTTACCGGCGTACAATTTGATCAGGGTGTCACGACTCTTATCCTGGCAGATCCAGAGGATGTGCGATGAGTTTAAGACTCGCAGCGGAGGACGGCCTAGCCGCCTACCTATCCACAGCCAGTAAGCCAGCCGGGCTATACGTTCAGGCTGGGCACAGGATTGCCGAACTACAGCTTCCAGCCTGCATCGTCCACGCAGAGTCTAGCGTGCCAGTTGTCGAAGGATCTCTAGCCACCACCCGCAAGGTTACTTTTACTTGTTCGATTATGACGCCGCTGGAAGTAGCCAGCACGGTCACGGCTCACAGGACTAACTTTGACTGGCTCAATACCAAGCTGACGGCCGTAACGACCATAGCCGGGGCCACTTTGATGGGCGGATACCTGGGCGAAGAAAGCACTGGCAGCAACGACAAGGTGATGGAGGATTCAGTTAAATTCACCGCCTTTGTCACGCCTAGTTGACACGTAAGGAAAAAACAATATGGCGATGACATACGGAGTGACGGCTGGAATTTCCCAGAACATCAGCAACACGGACGAGTACGTCTATATCACGGGAACAGACGGCACCGTGGTAAAACACTTTAGAAAATACAAAAGGATCGAAACAGTCACAGAGACTTTGCCCGATTCATTCGCACACCCTAGCGTGTCTGGCCCTACGGCTTTCCGCCAGGAGTTGCGCCTATCGAATACTGATTTTGCCAGACTTACCAACACCGCCGTCACGTTC